AGCCAATAAGGTGGCATCAGAGAAACCTGTAGAACTAAATTCAATATTGATTTTAACTTCGTGATATTGTAAAGCAATTAGCGGTAATGCTAAACCAATATTACGGCAGAACCAGAATTCAAGAGGAACATATGCTTTGGTATTCGGAATGGGGTCAATATTAGAAGTTGCTTTTATCATTTCATTATAACCATCTTCTTTTCCTGCAGGTAAAGTAAGTTCGTTCCAGATTTTCATCCAATCTCCGTATTGGCGATCTATTAATTGACCTCCAATTTCAACTTCTACTTTGGCAATACAGTCACGACCATCTGTTAAATGATCATCTGATGGATTTGTAAAAACTACATATAATTTATGAACTAAATCACCATTACGTGAGATTTGGCAAGTTACACGTTTTCCAATACCAGGGGTTCCGTTAAAAGTTTGTTGTATAGACTCAATAGAGAAGTTAGTATGACGACGATAAACTACTTTGAAGAAAGTGATCTGAGGGTTGCCTGTAAGATAGACATCTTGGGCACCATAAGCTACAAGTTGAAGTAGACCTCCACCCATTTTTAATATAAGCTAAGAAAATAATTTTTTATATATTAGATTTATTTTTACTAATATTTTATATAAAAATAATTTGAATGTTGATTTAGTTAGAATACGCAAGACCACCCATACCACTGAGAATACGGAGAACGTTATAGGAATGAGCATAGATCTTGACCTCACCCGCACCTTCACTAAAAGAACTAAGTTTAAGTTGAGCAGTATCAATACGAGACATATTAAGTGTTCCAGATGGTTGATGTTCTTCCGGTTTTAATCCGAAAGAATATACATTGATCCATTTATTTTGTGCTGGGATATTGGTATGATGTTGATAGGGTTGAACGTGAGTAAAATACATAGCATCACGCTCGGCAAAACGATCATTACCGTTAAGCATAAGTTTTGCTTTACCAGTTGATTTATGAGTAGTTCCATCACTATCTGTTCTTTGCCATATAAGTTCTTTAACCGGATGATTAAATGAAAGTTTGGCACTAAGAGTAGTATCACTACTGCTTAAACTTTCACCACCCGTGAATTGCACTTGTTCAATAAGGTATTCGTGAGATAATTGAGCAAAACGACGACGTTCATCAGTATCTAAGAAGATGTAATCAGCCCATAAGGTGGCATCAGAGAAACCTGTAGAAGTAAATTCAATATTGATTTTAACTTCGTGATATTGTAAAGCAATTAGCGGTAATGCTAAACCAATATTACGGCAGAACCAGAATTCAAGAGGAACATATGCAGCTGTAGAAGCTGTTCCATCTATCATATAATCATAACCATCTTTCTTTCCTTTTGGTAAAGTAAGTTCATTCCAGATTGTCATCCAATCGCCATATTGACGATCAATTAATTGACCACCAATTTCTACTTCTACTTTTTTAATGCATTTACGAGCATCATCTACATTAACTGTATCAAAAACTACATATAATTTATGAACTAAATCACCATTACGGGAGATTTGGCAGGTTACACGATTATTTGCACTAGCATTTCCGTTAAAGGTTTGTTGTATAGACTCAATAGAGAAATTAGTATGACGACGATAAACTACTTTGAAGAAAGTTATTTGAGGGTTGCCAGTAAGATAGACATCTTGGGCACCATAAGCTACAAGTTGAAGAAGACCTCCACCCATTTTGTATTTATTATTAATACAGAAAAAAAATAATTTGTTAATATATTTAGTTAGAATAAGCAAGACCACCCATTCCACTAAGAATACGAAGCACATTGTAATTCACAGCATACATATTAAGAGTTCCTGCAGCAGAACCAGAAGCAGTTCCGACAATAGCAGTTGCTGTATCAATACGAGACATATTAAGAGTTCCAGATGGTTGGTGTTCTTCCGGTTTTAATGCAAAAGAATATACGTGGATATTTGTTCCATCAGGAATATTTTCGTGGTGTTGATAAGGTTGAACGTGTGTGAAATATTTGGCATCACGCTTAGCAAAACGATCATTACCGTTAAGTTGAAGTTGGAAATCTGTAGTTGGTAAATTACTGAAATCAGTATCAGTAGCTTCTCTATTAACCCATACTAATTCTTTAACAGGGTGATTAAATGAAAGTTTGGATTTTGTTGTTGTAGCACCTGCTGCAATTGATTCACCACCAGTAAATTGAACTTGTTCAATAAGGTATTCATGGGATAATTGGGCAAAACGACGACGTTCGTCAGTATCTAAGAAGATATAATCAGCCCATAATTCTACATTTGAAACAGTTGCACCGTCACCAAGTGCTGTTTTTGAACCTAATGTAAGATTGATTTTAACTTCGTGATATTGTAAAGCAATTAATGGTAATGCTAAACCAATATTACGGCAAAACCAGAACTCAAGAGGAACATATACTGTGTTTACATTTGTATCACCACCATTATAATTAACCATTGTTTTAAAACCAGTTTCTTTACCTTTAGGAAGTGTAAGTTCATTCCAGATATTCATCCATTCACCATATTGACGATCAATCATTTGACCACCAATTTCAACTTCTACTTGTTCAATGAGTTTATGTCCAACCTTTTTAACACTATTAGTTCCTGCTTTCACTTTAGCTTGTAAGTATAACTTATGAACTAAATCACCATTACGGGAGATTTGGCAAGTTACACGCTGACCTAAGGTAGCATTTCCATTAAAGGTTTGTTGAATTGACTCAATAGAGAAGTTAGTATGACGACGATAAACTACTTTGAAGAAAGTTATTTGAGGGTTGCCAGTAAGATATACATCTTGGGCACCATAAGCTACAAGTTGAAGAAGACCTCCACCCATTTTATCTTTATTATTAGATAAGATAAAAAAATATTTGTTAAATAATTTATATTCTTAAATTATAATAATTATGTTTAAAATTACTGAATATTTTTCGTTTTATGTTTTATTATGGTATTTCTTATATATGTTAAATATTATACCTTTTAATCCTATTATTAGTTTCTATTTAATTTTATCATTTGTATCTTGGTTAATATGTTATATGATTTATCTTAAAATATCTACAAAAAAAATATTATATTTTATTTTAATTGGAGTTATTTTTGCAAAAATAATACCAATTTTAACATTGAAACATGTTTTTAATCCTATTGATCTTGTATTTGGTTATTCAATGTTTTTTATTTATTATATTATACTATATTATACAAAAAATGTTGAACCTATTCAACATTACTTAAACTTTGTTATATATTTACAAAAATTACCAAATAATCTTTCAATTTTAGATTTAATTAAAAATTTAATTAGAATAAGCTAAACCACCCATACCACTTAAAATACGTAAAACATTATAATTAACACCCCATACCCTTATTGTTCCTCCTTTTTTAGGTTTTACTACAAGTTTTGCAGTATCTATTCTTGACATATTTAATGTTCCTGATGGTTGATGTTCTTCCGGTTTTAATGCAAATGAATATACATTAATACCCGCATTACTTGGTATATTTGTGTGATGTTGATATGGTTGGACCAATGAAAAATAATCTCCATTTCTTTTTGCAAAACGATCATTTCCATTTAATTGTAAATTAGCTGAAGAAATTGAATTATTTCCATCTGGATCTATACCAAATAAGGTATTTTGAAGTAATGAATTTGAATTATTACCAAATCTATCGATTGCTTCACTATTAGAATCTGCAAATACTGTAGAATCCGTATAATTATACCATTGATTTTCTAAATTTGCTTTATCAGTATCATTAATAGTCCATATAATTTCTTTTACAGGGTGATTCATAACTAAAGATACACTTTGTTCATTTGTTCCACTAACTGTATTTTCATTCATTTGTACTTGTTCTATTAAATATTCGTGTGATAATTGAGCAAATCTTTTACGTTCATCTGTATCTAAAAATACATAATCACACCAAATCGTTGCATTCTTAATTGATTTTCTATTAACTGTTCCAGTTGTATTTTTAACATACGCAGTTCCATTATAAGTGCAATTATCAAAAGATTCTATTTCTATATTTATTTTTACTTCGTGATATTGAAGAGCAATTAATGGTAATGCTAAACCTATATTACGACAAAACCAAAATTCTAAAGGAATATATATTTTATTATCTTTAAAACTTGTCATATCAGAATCTGCACCAATCATTTCTTGATAACCATCCATTTTTCCAATAGGTAATGATAATTCATTCCAAATATACATCCAATGTGAATATTGTTTATCAATCTTTTGACCACCAATTTCAACTTCAACTGATTTTAATAAACGATGACCAATAAAATTAACATAACGATCTAAATCTTGTGTAAGAATATTAACAATACTATTTCCATCATATAATTTTTCTAATTCTACTTCTACATACATTTTATGCACTAAATCACCATTGCGAGATATTTGACACGATACACGATTTCCCCAATCAAAATTACCATTAATAGATTGTTGTATAGATTCTAATGAAAAATTAGTATGACGACGATATACAACCTTAAAAAAAGTAATTTGAGGATTTCCAGTTAAATAAACATCTTGCGCACCATAAGCAACTAATTGTAATAATCCACCTCCCATTTATTAATTAAGCATATAAAAAATTAACTTGCAAAAAGTATTTAAATATGATGAAAGAAAGATGTAGTAAGAAAAGAATACACGTAGTAGATAATACAAAAGAAATTTCAACATTAGACGATATTCATATTAATAGTATAAAAAAATTTGAAATTAAAAATAAAAGAATTGAGGAAATTACAAAACAAATAAAAGAATTGAATATAATTGCAATGAGTGATATACCTTGGTTATCCAATGTAGAAATTAGGGAAAAAATAAAAGATTATAATAGTGAATTGGATAATCTTAATGAACAAAATGAACTTGATTATTATGAAAATGTCGGTGAAATATTATTTAATTATTATGACATTGTTAATCAAAATGCTAATGTTAAAAAAATAAATCCTAAAAAATATACTATCCTTGAAGCACTTAATATTCAAACAGATGATTGTGATTCAAACATAGATAAATGCGAATATAAAGATAAATCAAAATTAGTTAATGAATATTTAGCTATAACAGATAATAAATATATTAACCATATTGATGGAGAATTTACAAATTCTAAATGTATAAATTGTAATAACGAAATGACTAATTTAGTTCAAGAAGCTTTAATTGTATGTTTAAAATGTGGATATCAAGATGTTTTATTAGCAGAACAAAATAGACCTATAATGTTATATGATAAAAAAGACGGTATTCATTATAGTTACAAACGAATTAATCATTTTAGAGAATGGATATCACAAATACAAGGTAAAGAAAGCACTGATATACCAAATGAAGTATTTGAAAAAATACTTAATGAATTAAAAAAAGAAAAAATAACAGATACGACTAAATTAAATCCAAAGTTTATGAGAACAATATTAAAAAAATTAAGAACACATAAATATTATGAACATACTGCATATATTATTAATAGAATTAATGGTATTCCACCACCTCAATTTTCACCAGAATTAGAACAAAATTTATCTAATATGTTTATGCAAACTCA